CATATACCCAAATCTTATGGTACAATTAGTATATACAAAACAAATTTCAAAATTATGTTAATTCAAAAATTCGTAGAAGTTCCAAATACAATCATCAGAGAACCAGTACTGAATGACTTTGGTTATGACCTATGCTATGACCTTGCACAGCAGTACGGACACGCACAGTTAGTGTGGTATGCACTTAACGGAAACAGAGTGGTGGAGGGTGAGTACACGGACAGGGACTAACCCATTCGTGCGTTCGTGCAGTCAGCAGTTGTGGGGGGGTCGCCCCCGCCCCCCGTTTATTAAAATGGCAAGGTACCATTAAGCTATAAACGACCCAGATCGAAAGTGTATTAACGGGCACTTAAAAAATTTTTTTGATATATAAAATCAAGATGAGAATCCATTTTATGCAAAAAAATTTCCAGGAAAATTTTGGCTCCGTAGAGGTCGATGACTATACTCACGAATACTTTGTTAGGATACCAGAATGGATCATTAATGAAATGGACTGGTACGAGGGCACAGAAATAAATATTAGAGTCGATGGAGACGACATTATTATCAATGAACGAGAATAGCACCTATCACATTTACTTTCAAGATAAATGCATCTTCAAGAATTTAAGTGAAGATGACTTTCATTTTATATGGGGTAAACTCTACACCTCATATCATAAAGAGGAGATTACATATACCTTTATTGAGGAAAACCCTACAATTGCAAAAGAACTTTCAGAATCATCTTATTGACTGACCACTATATAAGTGGTATAATGAGTTTGTAATTACACGTTATTATGGCTAAAGGATTTACAGTCAAAGCAAAATCGCCCGTTGCGAAAAAAGCAAAAGCGAAACCAGAGTGGGACTATGATAAAGCGAGGGAGATGATTCGAGGAAAATCAGTTGTCTTCTGTTTACCTGGTAGAGGAGTATCATATACCTTTTTAAAGAATTTTGTACAATTATGTTTTGATATTGTACAGGCAGGAGCACAGATACAGATATCTCAAGACTACAGTAGTATGGTAAACTTTGCACGTTGCAAATGTTTAGGGGCAAATGTGTTACGAGGTGCTGACCAAGTTCCTTGGGATGGTAAGTTAAAGTATGATTATCAGTTATGGATAGACTCAGACATTGTTTTTAATACAGAGAAGTTCTATCAGTTAGTTTTGATGGATACACACTTAGCATCTGGATGGTATTGTACAGAAGATGGGAATACAAGTTCAGTCGCTCACTGGATGGAGGAGGATGACTTCCGCAAGAATGGTGGAGTGATGAACCATGAGACCCTCGAAACTATGGGTAAGAGAAAGAAACCTTTTACAGTTGACTATACAGGTTTTGGGTGGTTATTAATTAAGAAGGGTGTCTTTGAGCATGAAGAGATGAAGTATCCTTGGTTTGCTCCAAAGATGCAAGTCTTTGAGTCTGGTGAGGTACAGGATATGTGTGGCGAAGATGTCTCGTTCTGTTTAGATGCAAAAGAGGCAGGTTTTGAGATATGGTGTGATCCAAGAGTACGTGTAGGGCATGAAAAAACCAGAATCATATAGGTACCGCATCCGTCATAATCAGGAAGTTTTAGGGGATAACTTGACTACTGAGGAATATTGTGATATGATGGAGGATATAGCACAACAATACTATGAGGGAAAATTCCCGAATCCCCTCTCGTTAACTACTGAAATTTGTGAGTAATGGCTGCAAAATGGAACATGGGTGCGACTATTGAGTCAAAACCCAAAAAAACTAGACAAGGAAGAGGTCAGCATACAAAATATTCCGCTACCTCTCGTAATAAAGCTAAGAAAAGGTATAGAGGGCAGGGCAAGTGAACTGCTGGCACTGCGGAACGGAGTTGATCTGGGGAGCAGATCACGATATAGAGGATCTAAATGATGGAGAGGAGTCAGAATATGACTTTTTCTCCAATTTTTCTTGTCCGAAATGTCATTCGTACGTTGAAGTATTCCATTATAACGGTCCGATAGAGGATGAATGAATACGATCTCGGACTTCATACTTACCTAGCACCCAGTAATGTGTGCGAAGGAGTTGGAGTTTTTGCTTTACACGACCTTCCAGAGGATTTTACGATCTGGAAAGTTACCAGAGAGCAGTGTGAGAAGTATGGATGGGATCAAATACCAGAAAATATCCATGATTATGTGAATCAAATGACATTTTGTGATGAACAGGGGTTTTGGTTGGATTGTGACCTAGATAGAATGTACCCTGCGTACTATGTAAACCACTCTGAGAGGTCAAATGTGCGTCTTGGAGAGTTGAGTGAGTATATAACAACAAGAATTATATTTAAAGGCGAAGAAATTTTATTTAACTATCCAAAAGAACATCAAATCTGGTTATGAGCACACTAATTACTAACCTACCTGCATACGAAGTATGGGTTAGAAAGGAATATTTAACAGATCATCAATCTGGACATGGTGAATTTGTAAAAGGAGTCTGGGTTACTGCTAAAAGTATACCTGGTCGTGCATTTTATTTTGAAACTTATTTACCTGAGTACGCTGCAATTTACGATAAATTACCAATATCCGCTTTTGTCTCGTCTCCTGAGACACCAAAACCCGATATGACTCTTCATAATCTGCAGTTTTGGAACTGTATGGACTATGGAGTGGTTGCAGTGCAGAAACAATTCATCGGTTCGATGCACTATGAGGTCTATACAAGGGATTTTGGAACTCAAACGGGCACTTATGTGTGTTCATTAGACAATTATCACTCCGATGTAGACGCAATTGACTACTCTACAAGTGAACAACCTGCTGAACACAAGTCTCATAACATCATAGAACTCGATAATGGGCAATTTTGTCTGTATCCGAACAATAGAATGAGGATTTACGACAATAGTATCACTCCAGAAAATCCAAAAATGCCTGATTTTAAGGTTTCAACGGTTTGGTATCAGGTTGAAAACGGTCATGATCGTGATGGATTGGGTAATGAGGACAATTATTTTTGGAAAACATCAAAAGAAAGATCATTTGGTGACATTGGAGTCGGAAATACTGCGATTACAGGAAATATAGAAATAGAAGGAATGGATTTAGGATAAGTGTTACACAACTCACATAAATAAAGTGAGTAAACTATTAATAAATGTACGGACAAAGGGTTTCAAGGTCATTTAAAGACATCAGTTTGTCTTTTGACCCCCATCCAGTCACCAAAGATCTTCCTGTTCTTCGTAACGAGAGGGCAATAACTCGTTCTGTTCGTAATTTAGTGCAAACAATACCTGGTGAAAAGTTTTTTAATCCTTTTTTAGGATCTGATGTTCGTGGACTTCTTTTTGATTTTATTGATGTGGCAACTGCTGACTCAATTGAAGAAGAAATATTAACCACCATAAGAAATTTTGAACCAAGAGTGAACAATGTGAGTGTTCAAGTCGAGCCTAGACCTGATGAAAACAATTTTGATGTTACAATATTCTTTGATATCATAGGACAAAGTTTACCAACGCAGGAATTTTCATTCATCTTAGAAGCAACTCGATAATATGCCTTTTACTAAGTTTACAAATCTAGATTTTGATCAAATCAAAGCACAAATCAAGAGTTATTTACGAGCAAACTCTGATTTTAAGGACTTTGACTTTGAAGGTTCTAATTTTTCTGTGTTAATCGACACTTTAGCGTATAACACTTACATCACAGCATTTAACTCGAACATGGTAGTGAACGAATCTTTCTTAGATTCTGCTACAGTGCGTGAAAATGTAGTCTCATTGGCGAGAAACATAGGTTATGTGCCTCGTTCTAGATCTGCAGCGAAGGCAAATATTAATTTTACATTTAACACCACATCTACTGCCTCCACAGCAACCCTCACAGCAGGTCTGGTTTGTGTTGGAACAATTGAAAATACAAATTATCTCTTTTCCATCCCTAATGATATTACAACAACCATAGAAAATGGTGTTGCAACCTTTGATAATATTGATGTTTTACAAGGAACATTCCTTAGAAAACAATTTGTGGTAGATGGATCGCTTGATCAACGATTTTTACTCGATAATTCCTTCATAGACAGTTCAACTATTGTAGTAAAAGTTTCTGGTTTGAGTGATACTGGTCTTGGAAGAGAATATTCACTCGCAAGTAATATTTTAAATATAGATTCAACTTCAGAAATTTATTTAATTCAAGAAATAAAGGATGAAAGATATGAATTATTGTTTGG